GATGAAGAAGTTATGGAAGCAATTGATCAATACCTGGACCAATTTATAAAAGGCTATGAATCCAGAAATGGAAAATATGCACCATTGCCTGATATTCAATTACAGACAATAAATGATATTCGTAACAAGCGTACTGGAGTTTCTAAGAAGCCAAAGATCTCTGGGAGACGAACATATGAATGAACCTAAAAGATACTTTTCTAAATTCCTGAGAGGAGAACTTATGTCATCTGGACAGAGAAAGCGTAAACTTCCATTTAATGATACAATTATCAGAGATGGCAAAGTTATCAGAATTAGAAAAGATGGAACAGTCAAGGCTATTCTTGGAACTTTAGCAGACATGAGGAAAAAGAAATGAATACATGGAGTATTGTTGATGGAGACATTATTCTCTCATCAGAAGATCAAGAGCAATTAGAATTTGCTAATCAGTGGATAGCAGGCTTAGTTAATGCTATCAAACTACAGACAATAGAGGAGTTACAAAATGGGCGGACCGATTTATCCGATAACCAGTCAAGCACCACATCAGAACTACCAGAAGTCCCTTGCTGAAGAACTAAAAGGAATTTCAGTAGCATTGGAAAATGCAATAGAGCAGTTAGACTTTATCATTCAAGGCATGGTAAATGAATGTTTATGCGAGTTTCCACCAGAAAAAGAAGGATGTGCTTGCTGTAACTAATGCGTTTTCATGTTATTTCTTTACCGCATACAAATGTAACTAAAGCATTTGCCAATTGTGCATATACTGCTAAGGTTCATTATTTTTGCAACATGATGACTTCTCTTGGTCATGAGGTATTTTTATATGCAGGTACTGAAACAGAGGCCAATGTAACAGAATTAATTACATGCCTATCAGAACAAGAAAGAATAGACTTTTTAGATGGTAAGCATTATGTACATGCTTCATTTGATAATACCTTGCCAGCATGGCAGATGTTTAACAATACCGCCATTGATCAGATAAAAAAGCGGATTCAAAAGAAAGACTTTATTTGTGTAATTGGCGGAACTACTCAAAAGCCAATAGCAGATGCATTTCCAGAACATATGACAGTTGAGTTTGGAATTGGATATGGTGGAACATTTGCTAAATATAGAGTTTTTGAGTCATATGCTTGGAAGCATTCTATTTATGCAATGCATACAAATCCTACAATGGTGGATGGAAATTTCTATGATGCTGTTATTCCTGGCTATTTAGATCCAGAAATGTTTCCATTCCAGCCAGACAAAGAAGATTATTATTTATATTTAGGCAGAATGATTCCTCGCAAAGGTGTGGACATAGCCAGTCAAGTCTGTGAGAAATTAGGTGCCAAATTGATTATGGCAGGTCCTGGAGACTATATTCCAAAGTATGGTGAATATATTGGACCAGTTGACACAGAGGCTCGTACAAGGCTTCTACAGGGCGCTATAGCCACTTTTACGCCTACCCTATACATAGAACCTTTCTGCAATGTTCATGTGGAGTCTATGATCGTAGGAACGCCTGTAATTACCACTGATTGGGGAGTCTTTACTGAGACTGTTGAAAATGGAGTTAATGGCTATAGATGTAATACATTTGCTGAATTTGTGCGGGCAGCAGAAGATGTAAAAAATCTTAATCCTAAGACCATAGCAGATAACGCCTATATTAAATATTCCTTAGATACAGTTAGATGGAAATATGATAGATATTTCAGAAGATTATTAGATTTATGGGAAGATGGCTGGTATCAAGTTTGACCAGTCATGACCGCTTCTATTTGACATTTGAATAAAAGGTATGTTATACTTAGTATATGCAGTTGAGAGACTGTAAATTAGAGATAACAAGGAGAACGAAATGTTAGAAATGTTAAGCGAAGACACATTAATTTGTGCATTCTGTGAAGGATATATCGCAGATAAAATTGATTATACAAAGACACAGTATTGCGTGCCATGCAATGAATATAAAGGTGTCACCACAGTTAGAGAATATAAGGAGATGTGGTCGTAATGGGCGGAAGTACAATTAGAAGAATGTGTGGTTGTGGAAAGCCAACCATGCTACATGGAATAAGTTCAAAAGGTGAACCTACATATAAATCATGTTGTTCAGCATGTAGATATGAAGCAAGAAAGCATAAAAAAGATTATTGTGAACATTGCGGTATTACCAAAGATGTAGCAGCATTAGAAGTAGATCATATAGATGCAAATAGATCCAATAACGATGTAAAGAATTTACAGACACTTTGCACTAAATGTCATATTGAAAAGACTTTGAAGAACAAGGAAAATAGAAGAAGAAAATATGAATAAGACTTGTAGAAAGTGTCAATCAGAGAAATCAGTAGAATTCTTTTATAAGGTAAAGCCTTTGCGTAAGAATGATGATGGATATGATTACTACTGCAAATCATGTCGTAATTGGTACACAAAAAAGAATTATCACACAAACAAAAGAAAGTGTACAATGGATACATGTAATAATCCTCACTATGCAAAAGGATATTGCAAGAATCATTATGAAATAAATTTAAGACAAGAGATCAAAAGGAGAAACAAAAATGGATAAGACAATAGAACAATACTTTATAGAGCATCGCCAAGGCATGGGCTATACAGATGAGCAGATACAAGCAGAGTTACTTGTAAAGCAAACAGGCTTTGTTAAGCATATGCTACCAAGCACAAGCAGATCATCATATACATCAGATGAGGCCTGGGAGCGTGGTGTTAAGATGCATCAAGAATTAGCAAGAGATCTTAATTCAAGAGGCATTGAAACAGGTGAAGTAACAAATGCCTAAGATTATTGATACTCCAGAATTAAAGCGGGAGCGATTAGAAATAGCCTTAGCCACTATATGTGTCAATGCTGTTAAGAACATGGAATATCAAGAAGGCTTAGATAGATTCTTTGCAGATCTTGAAGAATGGATATTTGAATGCCGCAAGTAAATATCTACTGGTGCAGTAAATGTGAATATGTAGATATAGAATACGAAGGCATGGTAGTTAGCAATTGTAGTAAATGTAGTAAGAAGATGGAACAAATAGGTTTCATGGAATACGAAGAGGAAACAGGAGAAAAGAAATGAATTATGTATGGATGGTGTTTGCAGGATTGATAGCACTTGCAACAGGCAGAAGTATTCTTATCTGGTCATTCCTGACATATGCACTTGGATGGTGGATGATGATTCCACTTGTTCTATTAGGACCAAAGCCAACTGTTATGGCAGATAGAATGAATAGACTTGCTGATCTAATTGAAAAGCAAAATGCAAAGTCTAAGCCAGAAGGATATAAAGACTTTGATACTGTTGATGACTTAATGAAACAATTGGAGAATAAGTAATCGTGGAATGCCAGACATGTCAGCATGATGCAAGAGATGAAAAGTTATTATGTAAAAGATGTGAGTCTACTCTTGTTGCTAACCTGTCTGAGATTCCTGAACTACAACAAGAAGCAAAAGGTTTCCTGACTCCAGGACGAACTGGATCAGGTTCTCCTACTACTGAAAGATCAATAGGATTTAATGTATCAGCGATGGACTATTCTATGGCTACAGATATATTACCTATGCTTCATAGATATGAGGCTCTTATCAGGAAAGGTAGAAATCTCACGCCACCAGCACTGCTGAGGAGAGAGCCAAGCACAGAGGCAGAGGTTGCTGCAACAGCCCAGTTCCATCTGACGCATATAGGCTGGACCCTTAAGCAGGACTGGGTTGGTGAGTTTTGGGCGGAAGTTAAAGAGATCCACTCAAAAGGACTATCAGTAACAAAGAGATTCATAGAGAAACCAAGAAGGATTCCATGTCCAACAGATGGCTGTAAAGCCCATGTAGTTATAGATATTGAGCGTATATTGTCAGAAATATCATGCCTAAAATGTAGGACACAATGGACTTTATATAGGCTCATACAGTTGGCTATGGCTAATCCAAATAGAAGGTTTTGGCTGGATGAAGATGCTATTTGTTTATGGCTCAATATTTCCAAGAGGGATCTAAAGAAGATAGTAACTACCCATAAGATACCTAAAAGGAATGGTCTATATGACATTGCTAAGATATCTAAAGTAAGGAATGAAGTTTGATAAAGTATCTATTATCTGATATAATGTTACTACCAGGCGTGAGCCTACCCAAAATCAGGGAGGAAGCAATATGCTAAGTATCAGCCTATCTATTGGTCCAGTAAATACACAGATGCAAACTGATGAGAGATTATCATTTGATGGTATTGAGACATTATTGAATAGAGCATCTATTACTACATTAACAATGTTTAACGCCCATCTGGGTGCCATGGTCAAGTATGAGAATTATGATGAAGACCATGAGTGTGAAGAATGTCAAGCATTGAATGAAGAAACAGAATAATAATATAAAAGTATTTGGAAAATAAATATGAAGAAGTTCTACTCCCCATGCCTATACTGTGGAGTCCTATCAAGAAACTCAACTTGCAAGCAGTGCCTATATACAATCCAGGCGAGGGACCCAAAGAGAAGAGAAAGAAATAAACAGTATGACAAGGAATGGAATAGATTAAGTAGAATTGCAAGACAGGCACAGCCATGGTGTAGCAGATGTAAATCTACAAAAGATCTTACCGCAGACCATATACTAAGTTTGGCAAATGGTGGAAGTAACATACTTGAAAATATAATTGTTTTGTGCAGATCATGCAACTCATCTAAGAAATAATTTAGTTTTAATATATATTTAATTTGAAATAATAACAAACACCGCATAGCCCCTACCTGGCAAATCCTGGGTATGGGTATTTTTCTGTGCGTAAAAAACATCAGGAAACCCTGGCTGCCCCTTTCTGTATATTCTCGCAATATTATAAGATTTATGATAAAATGTACAAATAGTGCAAATCGGACATTAAGGAAAACAAAAAATAATTATGAGCCAACCAACAGCAGGCAGACCGCCAAAACCAATTGAACTTAAGCGTTTATTGGGTAATCCTGGAAATAGACCTTTGCCTGATTTAAATAACATTACGCATTTACCCATGGCAAAAGAAATTCCACCTGCTCCAGAAAATCTGGGGGAATCAGGAAAAAAACTTTGGGATAGAGCATGGGGAATTGCAGTTACTTGGCTAAGTCCAGTTAGCGATATTGAAACAATTGAGAATGCTGCTCGTCTGGCTGATGCCACAGAGGCTGCAAGAGTTAGATATATGGCTACAACAGAACCAGCAGATGCTAAGGCTTATGTTGCAATTAACAAGGCTTACACTGATGCACTAACTTCTCTTGGCTTTGATCCAATATCAAGATCTCGTCTTGGTGTGGCAGAGGTAAGAGCAGCAACTTCAATAGACAAATTATTGGAGAGAAGAGAGAACCGCAAGAAGGCTATGGAGCCTGAAGTGGTAATAATAGAAAATCGGGATGATAACAATAATGAACCACCAAATGACAACACAGGAATTTCTACAAGCGATTGATAATTCCTTAAAGACCTATAAAAAAGGCGATATTGTAACAGGCACTATTGTGCAAATAGGTCGTGATGGAATACTCGTGGATATTGCATATAAGACTGAGGCTTTTATTCCGAAATCGGAAATATTTGGCTCAAAGGATGCACAGTTGCACGAGTTAGTCTCTATTGGCGAAACAGTAGATGCGGTCATTTTGAGTGGTGAGAATGAAGAAGGCCAATTTATAATGTCTCTTAAAGAAGGACAAATGCAGGCTTTCTGGAATGATCTTCAAAATTGTTATGAGATATCACAGCCAATTAGAGGAACAATTACCAAAGCCATCAAAGGTGGCCTAATTGTAGATATTGGCGTAAGAGCATTTTTGCCTGGTTCACTAATTGAACTAAATAGAGTTGAAGATATAAACGCCTACATTGGCCAAGAAATTGATGCCATTATTACTCAATTTGATAGAGAGAAAAAGAATATTGTTCTATCTCGTCGTGCACTTTTAGAGCAGGCAATTAAAGAAGATAGAAATATTGAATTTGCTAAATTGGCTATAGGTCAAATACATACAGGAATAATTTCTGGTGTTGCTGACTATGGTGCATTTGTCAATATAGGTTTATTGTCTGGACTAATCCACAAGTCTAAGGTAGAGAACTTTACTCCTGAGATGTTTACTGTTGGACAAGAGATCCAAGTAGAAATAGTAGATATAGATTTTGAGAAGAGTAGGTTGTCCTTAGCAGTTAATTGGGCGTAAGATGTGGCCACCTACATATTTATCTCCAGTTTCTGAAACCGAATTAGGCAACACTCGTGGCTATGAGGTCATAGACTTTATAGAAACTCTTTGTCGTTTGACTGAAGACTCTGTTGCTGGCAAGACTGGTGATAAATTTAAACTACGCCCATGGCAAAAAGATTTACTTCTTCATTTATATGCTGAAAGAGAAGACGGACTACTAAAGCATCGTCGTGCCTTAATTGGCGTACCACGCAAGAATGGTAAATCAGCACTAATTGCTTCACTCGTACTGGAGCAAATAGTTTTGGGTGTAAATGGTGGACAGATCTATTCTGCGGCGGCAGACAAAGAACAAGCCAGAATCATCTTTAAGACAGTAAAGAAGATGATTGAATTAGAACCAGAGTTAAAAGACATATTAGAGGTATATCAAAACACCATCTACAATCCTTTGACTGGTTCTGTATATAGGGCTTTGTCATCAGATGCTTATACAAAAGAAGGTTTAAACTCTACATTTATCGTAATAGATGAGTTACATGCACAGCCAAATAGAGAGTTATATGATGTTTTATCTCTATCTATGGGTGCTCGTGAAGAGCCTATGTTGGTAGCAATTACTACAGCAGGTACAAAATATGACTCAAATGGTAAAGATTCAGTCTGTTATTCTATGTATAATCGTGGAATACAAATAGCAAAAGGTGAAGTTGAAGATCCTTCCTTCTTTTTTGCCTGGTATCAAGGTGATGAAAAACTCAATTATAAGGATGAAGAGAACTGGAAAATAGCAAATCCTTCTATGGGAGATATTCTTTCTATGGAAGATATGCAATCTGCAGCCTTATTGACACCAGAAAATGAATTTAAAACAAAGCGTCTAAATCTATGGACTTCTGTTGGAGAAGCATGGATAAAGTCAGATCTATGGGACGCATTAGAATTAAAAAACAGAGACATTATTCCTGGAGAATCGTGTATAATTGGCTTTGATGGATCTTTTAGCGGTGATACAACTGCTATAGTAGGATGGTTCTTAGGTTCTGAAAAGCCTCATCTGAAGGTTATTGGAATGTGGGAATTACCTGAAGTTGATCCTGATCCAACTTGGCATGTGCCTGTCGCAGAGGTTGAAGCAACCATTGTAGATTGGTGCAGAAGCAAAGGAGTTCAGGTTTCAGAAGTAGTATTTGACCCAGCAAGATGGCAGAGAACTATGATGGTGTTGGAAGAAGAAGGCTTGCCTATTATTTCATATCCAAACTCTGCAGAGCGTATGGTTCCAGCAACTCAACGCTTTTATGAGGCGGTAGTTAATGGATCATTCACTCATGATGGGGACCCAAGATTAAATAAACACATAGCAAATGCAGTTACTAAGACTTCTTCAAGAGGACTTATGATTGCAAAGGCTAACACAAAAAAGAAAATTGACGCAGCAGTTGCTGCAATATTCAGTTATGACAGAGCAATGGCACCAAAGCCAAAGCCTGTTGTAGCAAGATTCTACAAAATATAAGGAGCAATATGAAAAAGCCTAAGATAGATTGGTCTATTATAGTTGAGGTAGTAGGAGTTGCATTAGCAACCTACGGTCTTTACATGATTGCTCCAGCAATTTCATTTATTGCCCTTGGTTCATTTTTAATTTGGGCAACTGAGAGGAAATAATGGCTACAGC